TCCCAATAGAATCAATAAGGAACTATGGGTAAGAATAGAACTTCAATGTAAAGGAACTATAGTAGAAATCGAGAGAGGTTTGATGCCTAATAGATTTAAAGTTCTTTTAAATGGAATTGAATTTGATAAAGCAGGTAAGAAATCAGTTCAGGATTATTTAGAAGAAGAGATATTCGGAATCCCATATCATGTATTTAAAAACATTATAATTTTATCTGTAAATGATTTTAAGTCGTTCTTGACAATGACAAATCATGATAAAAGACAAATCATCGATAAGATGTTTGGATTCTCCATCCTTAATGATATGCAGAAGCAGATTAAAGATGAAAGAAGAGATCTTAAAATAGAATTAGATTCTTATGAAAAAGAATTAAGCCAGCTTAGTGAAAATATAGTTTCAGTTAATATGAAATTAAATCAATTACTAGCAGAAGCTGACACTAAAAACAAAGAAGAAATAGAATCTTTGAAAACTAGTCTTAAAAAATATGATTCTAATAGAATTAAATTAGAAGAAGCAAGCACTAAGGTGTCTGGTATGATATCTTCTAATTCTTCTGACTTACAGGAAAAACAATCTAAATATACTTCACTTAAATATGAGTTAGTAGAATTAAAGAAAAAGCTAGCGCTATATGAAACCGATAAATGTCCAACGTGTGAAGGTGAACTAACCTCTTCTTTTCACCAAGAAAGAAAAAAAGAAATAGAGTCTAAGGCAGAATCTCTTCCTTCTGATATCTTAAAGGCAGAAACAAGGGTGAATGATATTAAAACTAACATTTCAGATTTAAGAATTAAGGACAAGGCAATTAACGATAAAGTGTCTACTATTAATACTAACATTAGAAATTTAAAGAATGAATTAGTAAAGATAAAAGATTCTTTAAATTCTAATAATGATTTTTCACACTTAAAGCAAATCATTGAAGAATTCGAAATACAAGAATCATCAAAGTCAAATTTAAAGGATGAAACTTCTGGTAACTATAATTTCTTAGAAATAATAGAAGAGGTTCTAGGTGAAGATGGCGTTAAGAACCTTGCAATTCAAACTATTTTACCAGGTCTTAATGCTAATATTGCTGCAATGGGTCAGACAATGCACTTACCTTTCCATATAAGATTCGATGAAAAGTTTAATTGTCTTATTAATCATTTAGGAGAAGAGATCAATCCACTTACATTATCAACAGGTGAAAGAAAGAAGGCAGACTTTATTATAATTATTGCTATCATCAAAATACTTAAATTAAGATTTCCACAATTAAATCTTTTATTCTTAGATGAGCTATTATCTTCAGTGGATGCAGATGGAGTCCACAATATTCTTAAAATTCTATCACAAGTTATCAAAGATAGTAAGATTAATACTTTCGTAATTAATCACACGGTTCTTCCCCATGAATTATTTGATAAAAAGATACAAATATATAGAGAAAATGGATTCTCTAAACTCGAGATAGAGGTTATAGAATAAAGATATATAAATCAAATAAAAAGATTTCACTTAAACATGAATAATAAAATCTTAAAATACGATCAGTATTTAAATGAAGCTATGAAAACGGGTTCAATAGAACTTGTAAATCCTTCTCTAAATAAAGCAGCTACGATAATCGCAAGATTTGTAAATAAGAAAACAAAGAAGGACTTTAAAAAGTTTCCATTCGAAATGATAACTGATATGGGTTCTGGAGTAATGTTTTACTCAAGTAAAGGTACAGAGGCATTTATGGTAACTCCCGCTACTGCAAAAAACCCTGGTATTGTAGGTTCTATAATCTATTTCTCAGATGCAGCAGACGCTAAATCTGATTTTTCTATTTCATCTGAAACATTCCCAATCGTTAAATTAGTTGGAGAATTTGTTAGATTAATGGATAAAAAATACGTTGCATCTATACAGGAGTCAATGTTATTAGAAAGAAGAACTAAAAGAGCATTCTCTAAAGAAGAAATTAAAATGATCGAGGCTAAATTAGCAGCTGGAATGGCCGTTAATAAAATAGCAGACGAATTAGAAGTTCCTTATTCTTCAATCATGAATATTAAGAAAGGACAGCAGGTTGCAATAAAGCCTACTGCCGCCGAAACACAAAATGATATGACCCTTAATGATAAGGTTAAATATCTTGAAGAAACAATGGAAGATATTTATGAAATATCTAGAAGAGTGGCTGCAGGTGCATTTAACTCTTTATTTATTTCAGGTAGAGCAGGTACTGGTAAAACATATAATGTAGAAAGAGCAATGAAAGATGAAGGTCTTGTTGACGAAGAAGATTATGTTATGGTTTCAGGTGCAGCATCTGTTATTATGATGTATAAGAAATTCTATCAATATAGAAATAAGACATTAATCTTTGATGACTGTGATGCAGTATTTAGAGATGAAAATGGTAGAAACTTAATGAAAGCCGCCTTAGATACAAAGAAAATAAGAAAAATCTCTTATTTAAAAAAGACTAAAGCAGTATATGATCCTAAAGATGTGAGTCCTGAAGAAGCATTCACATTAGAAGAAAATGGAATTGTTCCTAACTCATTTGAATTTGCAGGAAGAGTAATTTTTATTTCGAATTTAGCAAAAGAAAAGGCAGATCCAGATGGAGCTATCAGGTCTAGATCTATTTTAGTAGATGTAAATCCTGATGATGCAACCTTAATGGAAAGAATGGAAAGGTTATTACCCCATTTAGAACCTACTGAGATGCCACTTAAAGAAAAGGAAGAAATCTACGAATTTATGAAAAACGCAAACGATATTTCTATGAGAACATTCGTTAAAGCAGCTGGTTTAAAAATGTCAGGTTTACCAAACTGGCAAAGAGCAGCGACAAGATACCTATAATAAATGGCTACATATAATCTTAAATACAATACGGACGATTCTATAATTAGACACGTAATCATAGGACTGATAGCAGACTTAAATAATAAAGTATGGTTTCAGAGACAGGTTAGTGCTAATGAAAGAAAAGATATAGATGTCCCTTTTTATTATTCTATAGCCGGAGATGATCAGTTTTTAAGAGACAATTTTTTATTCACAACTCCATCCGGAGAAGATTGTTATCCAGATCCCGGATTCGCAGATGGTAATTATGATGTAATTCCAAGAGGAGTTGCGAGCATAACATCTATTTCTATAGAATCTTCTAAGCTCGTAAATAAAAGAATAATGGGAAATTACTCGAGATTAGATGATGAAGGATCCTTACAGTCTTATTCTTCTGAATTTGAAATGATTCCTATTCTTTTAAATTTTGACATAGAAATATTAGTATCTTCTATGTTAGATTCGCTAAAGATAACAGAAATGATTATAAAAAGACTTTACAAGTCTAATTACTTTAATGTAGAAGTAGGACATCTTGACGAAGGAACATATAGACTACCCTCTTATTATTCTCTTCCAGACGATTACACCGTTGAAAACCCAATAGATTTTAGCTTTGATGACAAAGAAAAATATAAAATAACGTTTCCTATAGAAGTGAATTCATTTATACCTTCTTTCTCAAACACACCTGATGGAAATCCAGGAACAGGAGGTTCAGGTAACGGTAATTTTGATCCTAGTGGAAGTGCTAGTGGAAGTGCATATAGATATGGTTCAGGTGGATCTTCTGAATTTCACGCTGGAAATAGGATGTTTGAAATAAAACAAAAATCAATTACATCTAATAAAGGAGAGGCAAAGGATGAGCAATCACAGGCACAACCTGACAATCCTAACATAATTGATGAAAACGATACAGATATATAGTTAAACAATAAAATTAAACGAATAATAAAATGACAAACATGTTAGCACCTTTCGTAAAAATTGAAGAAAACGTTCAATTCTATTTAAATAATAGAGCTTACGAAATAAAAGAAAACAACATTGAAATTATCGAAAGACCAACTAATAAAGAATTTTTAAACGCAATTTCTGCTTTTGAAAACTTCGATATAGTAGGAAACGATATCAAATGGTATAACAAAGGTTCAAAATTTATTTACAACATTGAAGAAGGAAAGTTCTACAATGGAACATCTGAAATTACTGAATCATTCTCAACATACGTATTAGCCAGCGGACTAGTTAGATATGACAACAAAAATAAAGCTGAATTATTTGAAAGCCTTTCTACTATTGTAGAAAATTTCATGTATTTAGACTTCGCTACCACGTATAAGAAGGGAGGTGTCACTGTTGATTTATTTAAATTAGATGAAAATCTATTTATTTCAAGATTCAACAAAGACACCAAATTAAATAAATTCTTTTCAGCTACCGCTAACGAAGCAGTATCTTATATTAAAGCAGAAACTTCAGAAGACGCTTCAGCTGTAGTAATTGAAATGCTAGAAGGAGAAACTTTAGAACTTGCTAAGAAATCTGAAGAAATTTCAAAGTTTGAAGAAATGATTTCTTTCTTAAAAGATCAAAGAGGTTTATTAGCCGAAGCTGATAAATCAATTGAAGAAATTAAAGCTGCTGATGCTTTAATTAATTCAGAGATTAAAGTATGGGAAGATAAGATCGAAGCTTTAAACGCATAAGACGTATCATCGTAAAATAGAGAAGGGACCATTGGTCCCTTTTTTAGGTTAATAAACTTTTTAACATTTTTGAGTATAATCTCTATAAATAAACCAACAACATTGTGGCTAAAAGAAGAAAATCAAAAAACTATTTAAATAACAGAGACCTCTTTGATCAAATGGTCCTTTCAAAAGAACAGGATAAATTAACAAGAGATGCTGAAAAAATGCTAATTCTCTTGGCAGAAAAGGCGATCAATAGGATGAGGTATGTTAGTGAAGATGATAGGAACGATTGTCTACAATTCGCTATATTAGACCTTTTAAAATATTGGAGAAACTTCAATCCTAAATATCCAAATGCATTCGCTTATTTCACAGAGATAGCAAAGAGAGGATATGCCAAAGGATGGAATAAGATTCACCCTCAAAAATACAAAGGAACTCTATCTATAGACAAAGGATCAGGCAACTCTGAAAATCAAACAGGAATTTATAGCATCTAATGTCAATAAAGAATGTCAAACCAACTAAAAATTCAGGATTCAATCAAGGTTATTTTAAACCTAATAATCCTTCTAAATATGCAGGACCTACTCCTATCATATATAGAAGTTCCTGGGAACGTAAGTTTATGATGTGGTGTGACAAAAATGAAAAGGTAAGTATGTGGTCAAGTGAACCAGTTGAAATACCATATTGGTCTAGACAGGATTCTACCAAAAGAAAATATTATCCTGATTTTTATTTTAAGGCAATTCAGCCTGATAAAACCACTAAAGAATATCTAGTAGAAATCAAACCAAAGCAACAGATAGTAAAACCAGAGCCCCCTAAAGTAAATTCTAAGAAGGCTCTTAAATCATATAAATTTTTAGCAGAGCAGTATGTTAAAAATATGGATAAATATAATGCAGCTAAAGAATTTTGTTCCGATAGAAATTGGAACTTCATAGTTCTTACTGAAGAAACAATAATAAGTGGATTACACTAACACAAATAAATTAATAATATGATAACAGTATTTGACGATTTTATAAAAGATCAAGAATTATTAAATGCAATCGCAGAAGAAGGAGATTCATTCTATATTCCCACCGGAGATTATACATATTGGAAAGGATGGTGGAATAAACCAGCTTCTAATCTAAAGCAAAGATTAGCACAGTATATATGGGAAACTAATTTACCCCTAAAACTAGACATTAAGGCAGATGGCTTTGAATATTGGACAGGTTTACAAACAGCTCGAGAAGATGGAAGAAGAAACTATTTAGAATTACACTATGACGATGACGTACACCTTAGAGAAAAAACTGGAGAGAAAATGTTTCCAATTTTAGGATGCGTATACTACCCACCCGGCTTTACCTTTAAAGGAGGAGACCTTCTTATATATACTGACGGTGAAAAAGAATCTCCTGAAGTAATTAAAACTAGACCAAATAGATTGGTTATATTTAATCCAGGAGAAGTTGTTCATGGAGTAGACACTGTAACAGAAGGAACTAGAGGAGCTATAGCAATCAATATATGGGCGGAAGAGCCATGGTCAGTTGGTCAGGGTTTTATTAAGGTAGAATAAATTCAAAGACAATTGATGGGATATATTAAGGAAGAAATAAAAAAATTAACAAAGGGTAAAGGAAAGGCTAAAGCCTCGAAAGAGTCATTGTTATGGTTTCAGAAATGCCTTAGTGATAATAAACAAAAAAGCGTAGGATCGACTCGATCTAGATTTGTTCCAGGAAAAATGTATGTATTTGAATATACCCCTATAACAGAGGATATTAAATGGTATGATGATAATCCTGTTGTTCTAGCCTTAGATCCTTATGAAGGAGACGACATAGGAATTAATATAACAATGCTTCCTCCTAAATTTAGAGAAGAATTCTTAGACGAGATATATGGTAGATACGAATCATCTATAAAATCCGCTTCTAAAAAGGAAGACGCTAAAAAACAAAAAGGTTTACCCAGATTTTCATATAAAGGTGCAAAGCGATATCTTGAATCATTTGGATATGATTTTGCAATAAGAAGATATAAGCCTTCTAAAAAAACTAATCAAGCTGTAGTAGCTTATAAAGATTGGTGTAAGATGGCAATATGTGACTTCGATTCTCTTCAGGGAATTGATAAACAGCAGCTTATTAGATTATTTGAAGATCATCGTAGAAAAAAGAATATATAAAGAGAAGTATAATACAATTGTAATTTTAACACATGGCAGGATTTATAGAAAGAAACGGACCATTAAGTACTGGTAAAAGATCATTCACTTTAAGTGATACATTAAAAAGACTCTCGTCTTTCGGAATGTATTATGATGATTTAGTCTTAAGACAATCTCAGGCAATAGGTCCCGTAGAAGATGAATTTGGTTACGGCCAAATGAATCAAATGGGTCTAGACGACGATAATATGTATGGAGCATTTGCCGCATTATCGATGGCAGATACCAATATGAGAAAAAATATTCCTTTCTTTGACCAGGGTTATGAGGGTAAAAGAGACGAATTAAGAAGATTTTCCACACATGATGAAATAGAAGATATATTAGATATTCTATGTGACGAATCGATAGTATATGACAATAAGAACTTTATTGGAAATCCAGAACTTATAGGAATGGATGTTTCAGAAGAAGTTACAAAGTACTTAAATAAATCATACAGAGATTTATACCAATATTTTGGATTTAATCAAGATCAATCAGCATGGTACTTCTTTAGAAAATTCTTAATTGATGGATATCTTTCTTTTGAAATTATCTATAGTCCAGATCAAGATCAGATTATAGGATTTAAAGAAATAGATCCTATTACACTAATGCCAGGATATAATAAAGATGATGGTAAAAAAGTGTGGATTCAATTTAAGGACGATCCTGTTAAGGAGAGAGTCCTGTATGATTCACAGATTATCTATCTTTCTTATTCTTCAATAACCACTGCCTCGAGAGTAAGTTACTTAGAAAGACTTATAAGATCATTTAACCTGATGAGAATAATGGAACATACTAGAGTTATCTGGGCGGTTACAAACTCATCATATAGAATGAAGTTTATTATTCCAGTTGGTGGTAAATCTAAAACAAGGGCTAAACAATCTCTTGCTCAATTAATGGGTAACTATAAAGAAGTTGTAGATTTTGATTGGGATTCAGCTACATTAGCAACTAATGGAAAACCAATGCTCCAATTTAACAAAGAATATTGGTTACCATCTAAAGAAGGAGAATCTCCAGAGATTGAAACTTTAGGAGGAGACGGTCCGGAATTATCAGATACAGAAGCACTTAAATATTTTAATGATAAATTAAAAATGGTTTCTAAAATACCATTCAATAGATTCATGTACGAAGACGGTGGAGGTGACTTTAACCTTGCAGCTGATGGTATGATTAGAGATGAAATTAAGTTTTCTAAATTTATCAAAAGATTACGTTCTTCTTTCCAAGAAATTTTAGTAAAACCCCTATGGTTACAAATGTGTCTTAAATTTCCTGAATTTAAAGATGATGCAG